TATTGGTGTGATTATATGTGCAAATACAAAAAAGCAGATAAAAACTCACTCATCTACAAAATAACTGCACCTGATGGAAAGGTGTATATCGGTCAAACTAAAACAAGAATGTTTGTTAGATTTACTTATCATAAAGTGCATTACAAACAAAAATATATGTGTATTCCACTTTTACATAAATCATTTGATACCTTTGGAATCGAAAATCACAAATTCGAATTACTCCTTGATTTAGGAGACTTAGAAAGAACTTATTTAACACAAATAGAAAGTAGCCTGATAAAAGAATATAAAAAATTAGGATTATCATTAAACGTAAACTAAATAAAACTAAAGAAATGAAAATAATAAAATGTATAGGATGCTTTATCAGATTAGGAAGCATAACAGAACATATCATAGGATTGGTTACATTAGGCCATGGAAAAACAGCAGCAAGTTGGGTAGCTAGAAAATTAGGATACTCTAATTGTGGATGTGATAGACGCCGTGTCACCATGAACCAATGGACATGTCCGGAATATTCAGAAACAATTAGTATAATATAAAAAACAAAGTATGAAAGAAACAAAAATTAGTTTACAACAAGACCTACCAAAGCCTGAGAAAGATTCACTTTACTTTATTGATTGGGGAAAGGTGACATCGGTAAATGATTTATTCCTTATTATAGCGGCATTGGGGGTTAGTTTTTCACCTCAACACCCAGCTTGGGATATGTTAAAGCATTTAATGGATTATTCAAATCCTGTTAAACCTAACACACCACAGATTACACCTAAAATAGATTTACCTAAACTTCAAACTCTAAAGTAATGTTTACAGTTGAAGAGCTTAAAGAATTGAAAGAAACCTTAGATGGAATTACAACACATATACCTGAACACAAATTGGGTTATATATGGGATAGATACAATAAAACACAGGGTGGTAAAGCAGGACCACAACCTTGCGCATGTAATTCATCTGCAAAATATTGGAGACAGGCTGTAAACGAACTGAAAAATTATGTTAGCAATAATTGATAGCGGTTCTATTTGTATTGAATGTAATAAAAGATTAACCAATCTATACAATGAATCTCACCATTGGTTATTAAAACATTCTATAAAATTGACAAAAAATAGAGAAGAAGGTGAAGATTTGGTTCAAGATTTGTATGAGTATTTACATTTAAAATGCAATCCGAATATATTTTGGGGAACAGCATACCATATGTTTTATTGTTATCGTTTTTTAGAAAGCAGATGGATAAATAAAGTAAAGAAACTGAATAGAGTTCAAAATGTAGGTCTAATCGGACAAGACTACGGATTATTAGATGAAGTAGATGATACCATATATGATGAAGAAAAAGACTTAAGTATAGAAAGAGCACATCAACAAATATTAGATACACTCAAAACACTTTCAGTAACAAGACACTGGCCGCAAGCAAAGATATTTGAATTATATTGGATGTCAGATGATACCTTAGATGAAGTAGCAAGTAAAATAAAAATAAGTAAATCAACAACATTCTTAGCAGTAAAAAAAATAAAAAGATTATTAAAAGAAGTTATAGAAAACCCATTCGATGAAAGCAGTAAAAAGATTTGATTTGAAACAATGTAACCAATGTGGAGAAGAATATAAACATTACCCAGCAAAAAAACCAGAAATGTGTAATTCTTGCCTTAAAATTGAAAGACAGGTAAAGAGTAGATTAACGGAAGAGCAGAGAAAGAAAAAATATCCATTATCATTATGTGAAAGAAGAAGAAGATATACCAGATTGAGGAATGGATTGCAAAGTATTGATGTGATGGATAAAACGGAAAAAACCCAGTATTGGGATTGTGTATTAAAAGAAATCGAAGATTTAGGAATAATGGAATGGTGCACTGATTTAAGACCATCAACTAAACCAAAAGAACCAGGTAAAGGTAAAGCGGGTAGATTACCAAACAATCAAAGAGACCCTAAATTAAAATATCCAAATACTAAAAATTGGTATGAATAGGAATGATACTTCGCAAATATCAGTAAAGTATGTGTATTTCAATTTTGACTGGAACTGGATTAAAACGAAACAAATAATACATAGAGGAAACAAAGCAGGTGGTATGTTACTAATAGTTGATGAAGATGGATACCCTGTAAAAATGTTTGGATACGAATTAATCGGACATGAAAAAGAATAATAAAGATATAGACCCAATAATAACTCTCATACTTGCATACATTGCCGCCATTGGATTATTAGTATGGTGGTCAACTTATGTATCGGTTTAACTACAAAACAGAAGGAGTGGTGTTTTTATACTATAATAGCAAATTTTAGAATATGCCGTTTAAAAAAGGTGATAAAAAAGTTGGTGGTAGACAAAAAGGAACAGTAAACAAAACTACTGCACAAATTAAAGATATGATTACTGCGTTAGTTGGTAATCAAATGGAGAAATGGCCTGCTGTCATTGATAAGATGATGAAGGATGACCCTGCGGAAGCAATGAAGATAACAGGCAGACTAATAGATTATGTCTTACCTAAACAAACTAAAATAGATTTGGAAGGTGAATTGAAACATAAGGTAGAGAAAATTGTTATAGAAATTAAAGATGGCAATACAAATGGAACTACACATCCAGACAACTAAAACATTTGGGAATTGCATGAACTCCCAAAAAAGAATACAACTACATCAGGGTTCAGCAAGAAGTGGTAAATCAATGGGTATCTTACAATATCTAATTGTTGAAGCATTACAAAATAAATTACTCATATCCATTGTAAGAAAAACATTCCCTGCATTAAGAACATCTGCATTAAGAGATTTCAAAGATATAATGAGTGGATTAAACTTATGGGAAGATGATAGATGGATGGCAACAGAGCACACTTATACTTTTGACAACGGAAGTATAATAGAATTCTTTTCAGTTGATTCAGCAGAGAAATTGAAAGGTTTGCGTAGACAAATACTTTGGGTGGATGAAAGTAATGAGTTGACATCCGAGCAATTTATGCAATTAGCAATCAGAACTGAACAAAAAATAATACTTTCATTCAATCCTAGCTTTTCACAGAGGCATTGGATATTAAGTGAATTAATGTTGAGAGATGATGTGCAATTATTTAAAACAACTTATAAAGATAATCCATTTCTACCATTAGAGCAAGTGCGTTTCATAGAGAAGTATAAAGAAACTAATCCACGCTATTGGCAAACTTATGGTTTAGGTGAGTTTGCAATAAATGAAAAGCAGATATATGATTTTGAAGTTGTAGATAATTATGATTGGGATACGGCTGAGTTCATTTGCTTTGCCATGGACGTAGGATTTGTATCAGACCCAACAGCATTAGTAGGTATATGGAGAAATGGTGAAACGTTGATACTAAGAGAACACATATATAAAAAAGGTTTAATTACATCGGAAATAGTAAATATGATGCAGGGCAATGTGGACCAAAGAGATATAATCGTAATAGATTCATCAGAGCCTAGATTAATAGATGAAATAAAGAGAGCAGGATTCCCCCTAGCAAGAGGTGTAAAGAAAGGAAAGGATAGTATACAATGGGGAATAGATTTAGTGAAGAAGTATAAAATAATAGTTCCAAAAGATTGTGCAAACATAATTGAGGAATTGTATAACTATGAATGGATAGATGATGGTAATGGTGGAATAACTAATTTACCAATAGATGCATACAATCACGCATTAGATGCTGTTAGATATGGGGTGATGGAATGTTTGAATGCAAAGAAGATAAACGCAGGCAAATACACTTTAACAATTGGAAACATAAGACATTAAACAATGGAACAAAGTTGGACAGAAACAGAAATACGCGAATTAATACTATATGCAAAGAAGTTGCAAGAAGATAATGAAACGCTGAGAGCACAGATGATTACAATGAATGCTAAATTGGAAAACGAAGAAAAGAAAACTAAAAGATTAACTAACGCACTAAAATGGATAACAAATGATAAAGGAAATAACGCTTAATATACCACAAGACTGGAGTGGTGTTAGCTTAAAAAGATATTTAAACTTACAAAGAGATTTAACAAACTATGCAGACAATGAAGAAGCACAGACAGCATTGATGTTATTTCATTTATGTGGATTGAATGCAGAATATTTACAAAGTATTCCGATGGAAGATTATAATGTAATACGAAGTTCACTAGAAGGTTTTATAAACAATACTGATTTACCTCTACAAAGAATAGTAAAGATAAATGGTATTGAATATGGATTTGAACCTAACCTATCTAAAATTGCATATGGTGCTTATGTTGATATTAGTAAGTTTGGTGAATTAACTATAAACGAAAATTGGCCTAAGATAATGTCCATACTATACAGACCAATTACAGACAAGAAAGGTGATATGTATTCTATTCAAACTTATAAGGGTGATATAGATTCAAAACTATGGCAGGATGTATCAATGGATATACACTTCGGTGCCCTGTTTTTTTTTGTTCATACGTTAATGGACTTGTTGAGCGCTACCCTGAAATCTTTGAAGGTGGAGGAACTCCCACCCAACATCAAATTAATTTTGGCAAAAAGTGGGGAAATTACCAAACGCTTATTGAACTTGCAGACGGACAATTTGGGCGTATAGATTGGGTAACTGAACAACCTTTAGAAAAATGTTTGCTTTATCTTTCCTTTAAATCAGACGAAACTACTCTTAAAAATCTTTTACATAGAGAAGCATTGAAGAAACAACAGCAAGGGGTATAACTATATCTCAAGTTTAAGTTGTTTTTAATGTATAAAATTAATCAAATGGGTATATGGTCTAATAGTAGAAGTGGTAATCTGCGTTACTCTGTAAATAGAGAAAACAATGCGGGATACTACATAGGACCAACAAAAGGTCTTTCAAGTCCAAAAAATAGTAGAAGAGGTTGTCTTTGTTTAGACAGAGATACTTATGATGTTGCATGTTGTAAAGGCTTTTTACAAAATCAAGGTATTGGACAAATAGAATCACCACAAGCTCAATTAGGTGGCTTTAACGATTCATTTGATGATGGATATGAAATAAGTTAAAATTAAACATAACATGGCTGAAGTATCAAAACAAGCATTGCTTACCGAAAATACTAATTCGTTTCCTAATAATAATACAGGCTATATTACGCCTGAAAAGTTAAGAACGTTCAATACAAACTTCATTGACTCTACTGTAAATCAAACTTTTTATAGTAGTGCATCAGCGGCGCAAGATAATTCTATAGCTGCACTTAATACATTTACTGCATCTCAACAACCTTCATTTAATGCACTGAATTCATTTACAGCATCTCAGTTGACAATCAATTCAGGTGTTAATGGATTTACTCAAAGTGCTAATTACAGCATTGGTGCATTGAATACACAAACTGCATCTTTTTTCGCATGGACAAGTTCTGTGAATGAAATACGTGATGATGGTGTTTTACAAGGATATTCTACTAGATTATATTTTGAAGGTTTGGTATCAGCAAGTATAACGGCAAATGTAAATGGTCCAATAGCAACTATTAAAGTAGAGCAAGATGGAACTAAATTAAATACATCTTCTTTTAACGCATTTACTCAATCTATAAATGATTACACTGCATCAGCAGGACCAATAGCGACAGGTTCTCTTGTAGCTACATCATCTTTTAGTTCAAATACAATTACATTTACAAAGGGTAACGGAACAACTTATACAAATGGAGGTATACAAGATACAGCATCTTTTAATATATTGAGAGATAATGTAAACAGCACAACTGCTAGTTTAAATTCTTCAGTAACACAATTGAATGCTTCATCTGCATCACAACAGGTGAGTATAAACAATATTAATTCTGCTACTGCATCTATTAATGTTGCTACTGCATCTATTAATAGTTTCACATCATCAGCAAATATAAGATTAAGTAATTTAGAGACCAAGTCTGCATCAGTTGATATCAGTATAACAAACTTAAATGCTTCTTCTGCATCACAACAAATTAGTATTAATGCATTGAATGTTGCAACTGCTTCTATAAACCCTTTTACTGCATCGACAGCAATTAGTATAACAAACTTAAATGCTTCATCGGCATCACAACAGATAAGCATAAATAATATTAATTCTACTACTGCAAGCTTGTTAATTGAAACTGCTAACTTAGAAACATTTAGTGCATCTGCATTAATATCAATCAATTCACTAAATGCAAAAACTGGAAGCTATGCAACAACAGGTAGCAATACATTTATTGGTAATCAAACTATCACAGGTAGTTCAACATTTACAGGATCGATAGTAACAACAGGCTCTGTGGTAGGTAATGTGGTTTCAATGAGTATTGCATCATCTACTGCAAGTATGGATTTGAATACAGGAAATTTCTTTACACTTACTTTAGTTTCAGGAAGTGCTACTCATTTAGCAGCATCTAATATAAAAGCAGGACAAACGATTAACTTATTAGTTTCACAACCAAGTGTTGGAACAGGAACTTTAACTTATAATACAACATTTGATTTCCCATCAGGCCTACCATATAGTGCATCACTTACTAGTGGCTCGAAGGATATTCTATCATTCATTAGTTTTGATACTTCAACATTATATGGAACTGCAGTTAAAAATTTAGTATAATGAAATTTTTTCCATTCGCTTTTACGGGCACTACAATGACAGCTGACTTATACTATGATGTTGATAATATAGAATCATACACTTCAGGTAGCACAACATGGTATAATATAGGTAAAACTGATACTAAAGTTTCTTATACAAATTTAAATGTAAGTTCTTCGTGGTATGCAACGGATTCAACTGGCTCTTACATAGCAGCACCAGCTGGCGTTGATATTCAATTTAATGGTGGAATAGCTAATGTGCCAGTTTTGAAAAATATTATTTATGAGATTGATTTGAATACATCAGTAAATGGTGAAAGATTTTTAGGTAGAGATGGTATAACTACCAATCGATATTGGTGCGCTATTAATTCAGATAAATACGCAATCTTTAGGACTATTGGATATAGTATGAGCACGTTATCTGTATCACCAACAATGCAAAATGGATTTTTTTATGTTTCTATAAAATGCACACCTTTAGGTGGTGCTGGCTATGGAGATACTGTTTATTCAACTTCGTTAGATGGATTCCAAACTGATTATATACCTAATGACCCATCTGCAAATGGAATTGCCACTTTTTTAGATTATTTAGATTTTATCATAACAGGTATGGGCAAACTAAGAACAATTGCAGTATTTTATAATAGAAACTTGACTGCAGCCCAATTGCTTGATTATACACAAAATGGACCATATAAATAAAAAAAATTACTATAAATAAATAAAACATTGTTTTTAATAATATAAATCAAATCTATATGAACGCAAAGAAAGTTTTAAGCAAAATAGTTGAGTTCCTTTCAGTAGAAGAAGTGGAATTAACTTATGCTAAATTAGCAGACGGAACCATCGTAGAATCTAAAACATTCGATGTAGGCGAAGACCTATTCGTTGTTTCTGAAGATGGAACCAAATCACCAGCTCCAAACGGAATGCATGAATTAATGTTGAAAGATGAGAGCGGTAATGAGAACTTAATCAAAGTAAAAACTGAAGATGGTAAAATCGTTGAAAGAGAAAACGTTGAGTTAGCTGATATTGAAAAAGTAAAAGCAGAACCTATACCTTCAGTTGGTAACGAAGATGAGAAAAATGTAATGCCTGACTTAAAAGGACAAGTAAAAGATGGAACTATGATGGCTGAAGTAACTGAAGAAGCTACTCCAGATATGCCTCAAACTGATGGAAAACCTTTAGGTGAAAATTCAGTTGAAAGTGAAGATGGTGAAATAGAAATCAACTTAGGCGATATGCAAAAGAAGATGGAAGAAATGGCTTACAGAATCGAAGAAATGGAAAAGAAAATGATGGAGATGGCTGATATGATGCCAAAACCAAAAGAGGAAGTAGTTGATAAGAAAGCAACTGAAGAAGTTGATATGAAAGAAGAAGAACTTCCAAAATTAGATGGTGCTCCAGTAGAAGATAATCCATTAAAGTTCGCAGTAGAACAAAATAGAAAAAACTATGGTCAGAAAGTAGAAAATTATCAAACTTCTTTCTTATCAAAACTTTATAAATAAAATTATTCATAACTAATTAAAAAAAGGATTTCAAAATGAAAAACTTACAAAAATTCGCAGGTGAAACACCAATGCCACAATTGACTGCTCCTGCATCGTATGCCGGCGAAGCGGCAAGTGGCTATATTGCTGCTGCCTTGCTTTCTGCAAACACTTTGGATAAGAAGTTAATTACAATAATGCCAAACGTTAAGTTTAAGAGCGTTATTCAAAAACTTTCTTTATCAAACCTTATTCAAGATGCTTCTTGTGATTTCACACCAGCATCTTCTGCATCTATCGCTGAAAGAGTTCTTCAGCCTGATGAGTTCCAAGTTAACTTACAATTGTGTAAGCAAGAATTTATTGATTCATGGAATGCACTTCAACTTGGTTTCTCAGCTTTTGATGAGATACCACGCTCATTCAATGACTATTTGGTGTCATATGTAGCAGGAAACGTTGCACAGGCAGTTGAAGAATCTATTTGGCAAGGTAATGGTTCTACAAACGGTCAATTTGACGGTTTCGAGAAATTATTATCTGCTTCAGTAGATGATGGTGGTGCAACTGACGTATTACCTGCAAGATTAACAGGTGGTTCTTCAGCAATCATCTCTGGTAGTGTGACTGCAGAGAATGTAATCTCTAAATTACAATCTGTTGTAAACACTATTCCTAACGCAGTTTATGGTAAGCAAGATTTAGTTATCTATATTCCTACGAATGTAGCTAAAGCTTATCAAGTTGCAACTGCAGGTCTTTCAATTAACTCAACAACTGGTGTTGTATCTAATGTAGGTGCTAACGGTTATCAAAACGCTTTCACTATTGGTGAAAAGCCTTTGAATTTCAATGGTATTGATTTAGTTCTTTGCCCTGGAATGTCAAGTTCAAAAATCGTAGCAGCTCAAAAATCTAACTTATTCTTTGGCACAGGACTTTTAAGTGACCATAATGAAGTGAGAGTATTGGATATGGCTAACTTGGACGGTTCGCAAAATTATCGCGTTATAATGCGCTACTCGGCAGGTGTTCAGTTCGGTGTTGGTCAAGATATCGTATACTACGGAGCTTACTAATCTCAACCTTAATAACAAGAAGGGTGGGAAACACCCACCTTTCTTTTTAACTAACAAAATTAAAACATAATAATATGAGCTGTAACTTAAGCGCTGGAAGAAACGAAGTATGTAAAGATAGTATTGGTGGACTTCAAGGAGTTTACTTTATGAATTTTACAACCGGGTCTTTCACTAAAAACGGAAACGGAGAAATCACAGCATTTCCTTCAGGAAGCACAGTATATTATTATGAGTTGAAGGGAACTTCAGCATACACAGAAACTGTTAACACTTCTAGAGAGAACGGAACTACATTCTTTTCACAAGAATTAGTTTTAAACTTAAAGAAGTTGACAAACGAAATGACAACTCAGCTTAAATTAATGGCATTTGGGCGCCCTAAGATTGTAATTTGGACTCAAAACGGTGATGCGTTGTTAGTTGGTGAGAAAGAAGGTGCAGACATGACTGCCGGAACAATATCAACAGGTGGAGCACTTGGAGATTTATACGGATATAGTGCCACATTTACTGGTCAAGAGCAATTACCAGCAGCATTCATTTCAGGATCAACTACATCAAATCCATTTGCAGCATTAGCTGGAAACGGATTACCAACGATAGTGTATGGAACAAACTCATAATTTGTCTTGCAAATTTTAATAATTAACCCCACTCAGTAATGATTGGGGTTTTTTGTTTTAACTATTTTATGGTATTCACCTGTTTTTAATAATATAAATGCAAGATAATGCTAAGCTATTTTATATCTCAATCTAACGATTATACTATCAGAACTGAGGATACGGCAAGTAATGAGTTTACTATGTCTTTAACAGATATGATGGGTTTAAATACATATACAGCAAGTTTAAGCGGTATAGAATTCACACCTTATGAAAACATATTAGCATTTACTGCAAGTATTAGTGGTGCCATTGTTGCAGGTGAATATAGAGCACTAATAACAAACTTATATAACGATGAACCTATATGGCATGGTTCTATACAGGTATATGCATCTCAATCAGTAGATAAGACAGTATATGAAAATAAAAACACACAATATATTTCTCATACGTCTGAGAACAAATATATAATATATGATTAATATGAAAGGAAAACAGAATTTTGCTATTGTTAATGTGAATAATAATACAATGCCAATCATAAATGAGGATTCAAAAACTCGTTATGCATGGATACCATTTGGTGTTTATGGACACGATGACTTTTTTGCAGCAGTAACAACAGCATACAATGTATCTACAACAAATGCAGCGTGTGTAGAAGGACTTGCTGACTTGATTTATGGTAAGGGTTTATATTCAAAAGACCAAACAAAAAATACAATACTACAAAAGTTAATTCCACAGGAAGAAACTAAGAGAGTAGCATTTGACCTTAAATTATATGGAAATGGTGCATACACAGTATATTGGAATGATGAGCATACTAAAATAGTCCGTATGTATCATGTTCCTGTGCAAACACTTCGTGCAGAGAAATTAGGTAAATCACCAAAGATTGAAAATTATTATTATTGTGTGGATTGGAGTGACGGAAGAAAGGTAAAAGATAAAAAGAAAATACCTGCATTCGGCACATCTAATGAAAAGATGGAAATACTTTATATCAAACATTATTGTCCAGGTCTATACTATTATTCACTACCTGATTGGGTATCTGCATTACAATTTAGTATGTCAGAAGGCGAAGTATCAAACTTACACTATAATAATATTACAAATGGTTTCTTACCTGCTGTAATGATTAACTTTAACAATGGTATTCCACATCCAGAGGAAAGACAAACAATAGAAGACCTTATTCAAGCTAAGTTTACAGGAACAGATAATGCAGGTCGTTTTATGGTTAGTTTCAATGATGACCCTGCAACTAAACCTACATTGGATATTATAGACATATCTAATTTGCATGACAAGTATGAATATGTTGCTGAATATGTGCAAGATAGAATACTTGTAGCACACAGAGTAACATCACCACTTCTTTTTGGTATCAGAACACAAAACAATGGTTTCTCATCTCAAAGTGAGGAAATGAAGACAGCCTTCAGTATCTTACAAACAATGACAATCTCTCCATTTCAAAACCTTATCTTAAATGCATTAGATTACGCATTAACAGAAGGTGGATATGATGAGATGGAATTATACTTTGAGCAATTAACTCCATTGGTAATCCTTTCTCAAACTGCAGAGGAAACTGGTAAATCAGTAGAGCAAGTTGAAGATGAAACAAACAAATCATTGGAAAATCCTGCAACACAAGAAGATGCAGGAGACCAGACAATAACAGAAGTGATGCCGGATACAGAAAATATCGAGTCATTTTCAATGTTGGAATTTAATAATAAGGAATACGAAATATATAAATCATAAAACAGATGTCATACGCTTTATTCATAAACAGAAATGATATAATCAAAAACTCTCCATTACAAGGTGCACTGGATGCAGATGCTTTATTGCCGTTTGTAAGAACTGCACAAGATAAGTATTTAAAAAACTTATTAGGAACAGTTTTATTTGATTATCTCCAAGCACAAATCACAGCAGGGACAGTTGGTAGCTTATCATCATATTATCAAGACCTTTTAGATGACCACATTAAAAATACTTTGATTTGGTATGCGTGTGTAGAATATATACCATTTTCATCTGTGCAATTCAAATCTAATGGTGCAGTTAAACAACAAAGTGAGCAAGGTATAGCACCAGCAAAAGGTGAAATAGATTATCTTTTAAATAAGGCATTAAACAATGCTGATTATTACGCATTGAGATTGCAAAATTATTTAATTGCATATTCACAAAATATTCCACAATATTTGGAAAGTGTTGGTAATCAAACACAGATTTACCCGGATCAAACTAATCAATATTTCGGAGGTATTCAATTATAATAAACTATGGCAGCAATCGTTCATAATTCAGGAATAAATTATACTCTGTATTATAATACTCTAAATTATTTTAAAACAATAATGAAGAATCACCCATCTATTGAAGTAGTAACACAGGGTGATATGAGTAATTTTGATGCAAGAGAATTTCCTGCATATCCAATTGGTAATGTGCAAATCATCACAGCTAATTTTGGTGATACAACTACTGATTGGGAAATAGAATTGACAGTAGCAGATAAAATTAAAAATAAAAATAACGAAAGCAATTCAACAACCAATGCACAAACAATTCCATTTTATGGTGTAAATGACACGGTTGATATTCATGCAAATACATTAAGTATAATGAATGATTTGACAGCATATACACAAAAAGGAGTTGTTGGGTATGAAATAAACACAGAAATAAATTGCACATCGTTTAGTGACCAGTTCAATAACGGACTGGCAGGGTGGGTAGCCAGATTCACTCTAACTACTCACAACGATAAAAACCGTTGTCTTTTTTTTTTAATTGAAGAAGCTGCGGATGGTTATCTTATATCTGATTGTATAACCGGTGAAGAATATACCGCTACAATCAATATAGCAACCGGACAAACAGTAGGAAATGTATTCGCAACTTATATAAACGCTTTACAACCTGCTGATTATGGAAATCTTAAATGTTTTCAAGTAGATAGACCTTTGGAAAATCAAACTTGGACATTTAATAATCTTCCAATGGTAAACTGGCCATACCCTTCAGGATATAACGATTGTAATGAATGTGAATTGTGGATAAATCCTAAAGTGTGGTCAACAACACCAGCAAAATGGAGTGGAACAGGAGCAGAATTTAAAACATGGGCAACCGTATAAAAATTAAAATAAAAAAATAATGGGAAGTTTAAGTAATCTTTATATTTCACAATCTTACCAATCTCTTATTCATTTAGGAACAAATAATACTGCGTCAGCAACATTAATTGGATTGGAAGATGGTTTAGGTAATTCTATTGGTGTATCAGTAAATACAGTAGGTAATCTTTATTTATCAGGCACATTCAGTGCTTCATTACAAGAAGGTTATCTTTATGTAGGTAATGCTAGTGGTAGAACTATTGCATTTCCAACATCATCATTAGTAACAAACATAAATACAGGTAGTTTAGTTACAACTTCTTCATTCAATCAATATACTGCTTCTACTGATATTCGTTTAAGCAATATAGAAATAACTACGGCTAGTGTTTTGGTTTCAATAAATGCATTAAATTCTGCAACTTCATCTTATGTAACTGAAGCTGAAAGTGGTAGTTTTTTAATAACTGCTTCGTTTGATAATGGAAGTAGAAACTTAACATTCACAAAGGGAAATAATACAACCTTTGCAGTTAATATTCCAGATGTTTCAGGTAGTGCAGGAACTTTTGTAACTACATCTTCGTTTAACGATTATACTGCATCAAATGACCAACGAGTAAGTTCTTTGGAAACAAATAGTGCAAGTGTAAATGTATCTATAAATAATTTGAATGTATCATCTGCATCTCAGCAAATTAGTATTGATGCATTAAACGTATTTACTGCATCGCAATCAACGGCAAGTATTGTAAATTCAATAAACGAATTAAATAGTTTTACATCTTCAGCAAATGTTAGATTAAACAACTTAGAATCTACTTCTGCAAGTGTAAACATATCTATATCTAATATAAACGCAGCAACACAATCTTTACAATCTCAATTAGCAACAATTGGTGGACAGAGTGGTAGTTGGATTACTGAAAGTGAAACAGGATCATTCGCAAGATATAATGTAAGTAATCCGTGGAGTGCTGACCAAACATTTACAAATATAAGTGCATTATCTGCATCATTTACCTATTTACAAACTATATTTGAAACTGCAAGTATAATTTATTCTTCAGGTAGTAACCAATTAGGAGATGAATTGACAGATACACAAACTCTTTCAGGTAGTGTTAAGGTGCAGGGTAGTTTAACAATAAATGGAGTGCCTGTTCAAACATCTTCATTTGACCCATCTGCTTTAAATCAGGCAACTGCATCTTTACAGGCATTTACTCAATCTGCAGAAGTAAGATTAAACAATATTGAATCTACTACTGCA